GCGACACTTAAGGATACTCCAACGGAAAAAGGAGTGTCGAAAGTGCGTGTTTTCCAGGCAGCACCAGTTGCATTGAGCATTGCTATACGGCAATATTTTTTACCAATTGCTCGTTTTTTGTCACTATGTCCTTTGACATCTGAAGTTGCGGTCGGTATAAATGCGTTCTCGCCACAGTGGGAAGAACTGATGGCTTACGCTGAAAAATTCGCATCAGATGGCCGTGTACTGGCACTTGATCATTCTAAGTACGATGTTAGAATGAACTCCCAGATTACGTACACAGTGTGGCAACTTTTCATTGAGATCGCAAAAGAGCTTGATTATCCTGCGGATGCACTTGCTATCATGTCTACAATGGTTACGGATATTATTCACCCTTTGTTGGACTATAATGGAACACTTATGATGGCCTACAATATGAATACATCTGGTAACAATATGACAGTTGATGTCAATTGTGTTGCCAATTCATTGTATATTCGCATGGGATTCTTTTCCGCATGCCCTGAAGTGAAGGACTTTAGATCTGCTGTAGCCATTACGACGTATGGTGATGATCTTAAGGGTAGCGTGGAATTGGGATTTCGTTCTAGGTTTAACTTTCATGTACTCAAGGAATTTTTGGCAGCGCATGGAATGAAGATTACGGAACCCTCGAAGAGTGACGAAGCTCATGACGATATGGATGTAGAGGACGCTGATTTCTTGAAAAGGAAGTCAAACTACATCCCCGAGATTGGAGTAAGTATTGGAGCACTCGATAAGGAATCAATGTTGAGACCCTTCCTTGCCAACCTCAAATCTGCGAATGTGACACCTAATATGGTGGCTATATCGTGCGTTGAAACTTATGCACATGAATTATTCGCACATGGTCGTGAGGAATATGAACACGACCAACAATTACTAAGGGAGATGTGCAAGAATGCACTCGAATTTGTTCCTCCCGCTGTTGATTACACATTTGACGAACGTGTTCGGATGTGGAAAGACAAATATTTATGAATG